ATCCCGTTGCCTGCACCATGTTAGAGGTGACCGTCCCTGTGTAGTAAATGTTCACCCCCTCTAATACCCAATCAGCATCCTGCGCCCCATATCCAGCCGGGTAGGAGATAAGAGGGGGAGCCGTATTTAAGGTCGCTAGATTTCCGAAATTATTGCTTGGGCTGAGTGTAATCCCGCCCACTCCACCGCCATTCGTTGCTACAAATCGGCCTCTAACTGCCGTAGGCGGTAGAAATGCAGCCCACGGCACTGCGGAAAAAGTAGGTATTGTTGCGTCCCCAAGTACACCGGAAGCCATGATTGGATAATACGGGACGTTGGAACCCGTGGTGACAACGTACTGCACGCTCGCCCCGACCTGTTTAAATGACAACGGATATGCGTTACCGGTACCGTCCGTGCGAATCCATCCGACGCGCGCCTTATGTGTATATCCGGCAGGCAGTGTCGGAGCGGTCGCGCTTAATGACATGAGCCCGGCGACGGTCGTGCCGTTCCAAATCACCCACAAGGCGTACCATGTGTTTGCACCAATCGCACCCGCGTCAATGCCGTTCACGCCGACGGCAGTGCCGGCAATCGTTAGCGCCACGTTGCGCAAAGTTTGATAGGCGTTGTCCGAGCTCTCGACGATTATTTCGTCGGCCGACACGCTGACATTCGCCGACACACCATCGGCCGACGCTTTGAGATTTGAATGGGAGCCAACGACCGACGGGGCGTAGCTTGACGGTGAATAGACGTTCACACCGTTGCATGCGATTTTCTGCGCGGTATCATTTATCGGAACACCAGTGCCGCCGGAAGTTTTTGCGGTAATGTTGAATGCTCCGGTCGTCCCGTTGAATATCAGCCACTCGCCGATGATATCGGGGAAAATCAAATTCAAGTTCGCAGTCAATAACCCGGTGATGACAATGACAGGTTTGCCGTATTCCAATTCGGTCAGCGTCACATTCGCACTGGTCATCGCAATTGCTGCGGCACCATATGCAAAGTCAGGCACCCATCCGGCAGCAACGGCGCCGGCACTCTCGGGGTCGGTCACATTGTCGTCGACCGTGTTAAACCAGTAACCGAGGCCGTCGGACCGCAGCACTCGCGCGCCCTTGGGGTAACCGCCGACGTTGGCGTCGTTTGCAAATGTCGTGTCGTAAGGGTAGCCACCGCCGGCGTTTGCCCAGCGAATCACGGCGGACATTTCAAACAGAATGCCGTTCATGTCCAAGCCGGACGGGGGCACGCCGCCGCCCGCCAGTGGTGTGCGAGTGAGAGGCGGGAAGCCGTCTTCGAGCGAGGCCGCGCCGGGCGTGATGCCGATTTGCGAGGCTGCGGGTATCGCGTTGCGACCACCACCGTCAGCGAACGGCAGTACCAGTTTGTCGGGAGCGTCAAGTAATAACATTTGTGGCACCTTCCTGTATGAACGGGGCTTGCCCGAATGGTGAAGCGGATTCTACACCAGCCTCGCTAAATCCGAAAACTGGTGTCACTGTGTTGATAAAAAATGCCTTCACGCCGGCCGGTCGCGGTACGGCTCCCGATTGCGTCATAATCGCAAATTCGACGGGCGTTAGCAAGAACTCGAATGTGTATCGAAGCTGCATTGCCCCCAAGTCATTTACATATGCGCGGCCGCGGTCGACGAATAGATTTTTGACAAGCTGGTTTAATGAGCTGGCGTTCATCGCCGAAATGTTGGCGAGGGCCTTAATCAAAATCAGCTTGCGATATGCGTCGTCACTCAGCGCGTAGGTGTTCGACGCTGACGGCGAACTATCGTAAAAGGGGGCTTCGTCAAACGGGTATGAGCCTGGCAACGCCTCTTCAAATCCGAAACGCTGAGTCACGTCGCCAATGTTCAGCTCGCGACCGATACCGACAATGCGCCCCCAAATATCAAGCCCGAAGCCTTGGGCAGTTTCCACATTCCAGACGAAATTAAAGAACGCGTCAAAATCCGCGCGTGGGTCGACGTAATCGTTCATATCGCGAATCAACTGTGTGATTGTCGCGCTATTGCCGTATTGGCTGATTATCGTGCGTTCGACATTTATCATATCAGCGTGATACCAATATCAGCGGCGTCAATGGTCGGTTGTTCATCGATGCCCATGAGTAACTGAGTCAGCGTTGGCGTGACTGACCCGAGCATGATTTCGATAAGTGACACGTTCGGCGAGATTGCCGCGACAGGCCCGTAATATCGGCTCGACAAGATGCGCGAACCGATACGCTCGCGCGATGCGTTAGCGTTGGTGCCGGTGAATTGGGCGATGACTGCAGCTTGCACCAGCTCCAAAATGTTCGAGGGTAGCGACGGGTCGTTGACCAATTGCACGTCGAACTTTATCGGTACGGCGGTCGGGCGCTCGAACTTGACGTCATAGCTCGGCGCGGGGTAGCTGTAGCCGGCCGTATCGGTCACGGTGACGGTCGTGTTTCCGTTGTAGTCACACCCGAGGTCTTTTTTGCGCCAAATCGCTTCGGCGATATCAGCATCCACGCCACCCACGACCGCGACGTAAAGCGAGTGTGGAGCCATCGGGTAGTTAGTCGCGCCCACGTTGACGACAGCATTGCTCGGATTTTCGAGCGCGTAGACGTCCAGCACGTCGGGCAAATTGAACACTTCGGCATAAATTGAGTCGAGCGAGCCGACGGCGTTGATTGCGACCGAACTCTCGCGTCGATACTCAAAGTCGGCGCGGCTTTCCACTACCGACCCCAAGACGCCCGCTGCGACGTTCGTGATGGCGTCCCAGCCTGCGACGGCTTGATAGACTGAGGTAAGGGTGCCGGCGGCACATGCAATCGGCCCAGTGACGATATTTTGGAACTCGGTGACCACAGTGCCGCCGACGCCGATTGTCGCGTCGCCCGTGCTGGCGTAAGTGTTGCCCGACGTATCCTGCGCCAATGTACCTGCAGGTACGACCGTCCCAGCCAAGCCGGTCAGCGTGGCTTGCACCGTGGTCGCAATGGCCGGCTTACGTGTCAGAAAGTAAATGCGCCCGATGGCGTCTTGAAAGCGACCGTCAGAATATCGCGGGTCGACCTGGTTGACCACATAAGCGATTTCGTTATTTTTATCGCCGATGACTGCGGCTTGACTCGAGGCGAGCTGACCTTGCGGAGTTTCCAACGACGGATTTAATCCACCGCCAAATGCCGCATCCATGTCACTTTGAACACCGGCGAGAATGTCAGCCTCAGACGGCACCACTAGGCCCGCTGCCGTGAATTGCAAACTCGGTACGCTAGAAAGTGACATTATTTGAAGCTCCCGTTTCGTCTATGAATTCCACTTGCCCGACTATCTGCCGAGACTCGAATGCGCTGATTATACATCGCGCCGACACGACGCCCGGCACCGTGAGCGCTGCATTTTCAATGTAAGCCCGCATCAGCGACAGCGGCGGCAAATGTCCTAGCACGTCCTCGAAATACGGAATGCCCTTTGTCGTATCGTACCAAAGTTCGCCGAGGAATAGCCGAACTGCGCTCGCAACGTCTTGCGCGAGGGCGTATTGCGGCGACGCCATCGCGATATTACCCGCGCTATCGATGACCAAATCCCATTCGGTTTGGTCCAAAAGCAAGGTGTTAAATTCGGTCATACCGGACCCCCCGTATTACTTCCGCCAGGCGTTACGCCACTGTGCGCGTGCGTACTCAATGCAATGCCGTTGCCGGTAACTTCACCCGTCGCGTCAATCGTTCCGTTAAATTGAGCCGCGCCGTTTACCGTGAAAGTGGGCGTCGTGATTGTCGTCGACGTCGTGCCCACAATCTCCACAGTGTCCGCACTCAATTGTATATCGGGAGCGTCCAGCTTTACCAGCGTCGGCGAGTGTATGCGAATACCGGCCGCGCTGAATTGCACATACTGCGGGGGCCTACCGTTGAGCATCCCCCCGAGATACATGCCGTCGGAAAAACTATATTGGCGTCGACTGCCCGGGTTGCCCTGCTTTTTCGTCGTCTTGATTTTGGATATGTCGCGGCTTGCGAATACGCAAATGCCAACGTCCCCCTTGACTGGGTCCATGATGATACCGTTCGCGCCACCTTGGAGCCGGAAATAGGGCACGTTGTAAATCGTTTCATGTGGCGTCGGATTGCCCGCACCGTCCAGCTGATTGACCAAAGGTGTTACGTCAACGTAACCCACTGGGGTTAGTTCGCCCGCGTTGGTACACGATTCGATTCGCACAAGCGTCGCCGTCTGCATCTTGCTTAACGCCTGTTGCACGGCAAACATGATGTTATTGAACTCACCCCACGTACTAGACGGGTCGAGGGTGCCGGTCGGCACTTCGTTACTGCTTGACGACGGCGAGGCCATTTAGATTTCCCCTGATTGTTGAAAACCACGCGCCACCTGGCTTTTCGGATTCAAGTCGATGCGATACCGATACCACAACCCACTCGCCGGCCGCACGTTCGATATCGGTCGTCAGCTTGACCGCGCCACCGAACGCCACGGCTGGATTGAATACGGTTTGAAAATTGACGCCGATGCCGTCGAACGTCGGGTAACCAATGAGGCCCGATTGCGCCGAGATTTCGGGAATCAATCCTTTGCGCGGCGAGTATTTGTTGGTGATGGCCAACACCTTGTCGTCAATGTAAAGCGTGAAATTGCACATGCGGGCCAGCTCTAACGCTTGCTCTTTAAGCGTATTGGCCAAGTAGACGTCGGTGAGCATCACACTGACGTTATTATTTTCAAACGCGAGCCCCATGTCGGTTGCGATTCGTTCCATCACGACCGCCGCGTCGACGCCACCCTTGATGCTGAAAGGCTTGACCGCGCGCAGCCCGTTAAAATATGCGGCTTGCGCTTGAATATGCAGGAACACGTCGGGCATGCCTTGGTAATCACCCCACGCGTTGACGATGTTGCCGGCAAAGACCAACGTTTCCGCGTCAGGCTCCACGGCGTAGACTTCCACGGTGTTCGGGATAAGCGACCCAGGCTTCCACTGTAGCGTCGTGATGCTGTTCATGTCGTCTTGCTTCACGCCGTAAATTTTCGCGCGTAGCGTGCCCATCATCATACCGCCAGCCTTGTCGATATCAGCGGTCGCGCGAAAGCCTTGGAGAATGATTTGGTCGTTCGACGACGACCCGAATTTACCAGTGCCGAGCGTGATAATGAAACGTAATTCTTTTTTGCTATATGAGAGCATTTTCGGCCGCCGTCAGATAGTTCAAAGTGAACCGCGAGCCCATACCCTCATAACTCGGGTCGTCCGAACCTTGTGTGTCGATGAACAGAATGTTCCCGACGAACCCGACGTATTCACGGCACATTAGCGGCACGGCGTCGCGAGCGATTACGCTAACAACGACGTCGACGTCTTCGACGCTGATATCGACGAACACGCCTTGCGACTTTTGGCGTAGGGATATTTGGCAATTCTGACCACCTAGCACGACTTGCAAGGTTTGCGCGGGTATCGCCTGTATGGGTATGGTCTGCATCAGTTCACCAGCCCTTGAATATAAGCCGTGGCCGTGTCCGCAAGCCCTGGCAGTTTATTGGCGAGGCTCTTTAGCGTGGAAGTGTTCGGCTTCCGCCCTTGCACTTTACCGCCCGATGCGCTCGGCGTTGCCCCGACGTCTTTCGGCGTATCAATTGCGGTCGCGGTCGTTGTGACATATTGCGCCGACACTTGCCGGATTTCCTTCAACGCGATTTCCACAATCAGCAACGTCGCGCCCTTTGAGCTGCGCCGCTGGTAGTTGTAACGCTCGAGGCTATAGTCGACGTAGGTCACTTCGGGCGTGACCACGCTATACAGCTCAGTCGACTTACAGGCCGCGTCGATGGATTCCAAAAACGATTTGCGATTGCTCTCGGTGCCGGATAAGCAAAGCGTGACTATCGGCGACGCTGGCGTTTCGACTTTGTTATAACTGGCAAAGCCGCCGCGCTCCACTGGGTAATCGCTGACCTTTGTCTCTTTCGTATATTCCACACTACCGGTCGACAGCGTGGAGCCAAGGCCCGCAGCTTCCAGCGCGTTACCGACAAGCCCCGTAAAAATAGCGGGGTCACCGAGCGCTTCGCCGTTGCTATTGAATATCCCCCATTGCGCATCGACTTGAAAGATGCGCCATAGTAACCCTTGCAGCACGCCCAAGCTGGCGGCGCGCGCCGGTGACGACACGCTGCGCGGTATTTGCGGGACGCCGGGTAACGCCGGC